ACGGCCTTCGTCGAGAGACTGAATTTGGTTCATCCATGAATACAATTCAGCCTCGCCACGATTTTGCTCTGATTCTTTCGTGATGTAGTGAGTCATGATTTCTTAGGTATAACGTGGCCTAATTCTTTATGGAGATTTTTTTAATCCTTGAGTGCGGAGAAAATCTTGATGAGAATTCGATTCTGCGTTTCGAGTTGTTCTCGGATGCCCACCAAGGCTGATGCCACGGTGTCGCCGTCTGGGGTGGCGAGGAGGGAGGCCGCGATGTCCGCGATGTCACCCAGGCCAGCCTCATCTTCGTCGAAACCCTCCTCGTCTTCCTCGTCGATGTCGCTGACGACGATCTCCCCCTCCTCCAACTCGTCGTCATCTTCGTAATCGTCGTCGTCCTCCACTTCCTCGACTGGTAACGCCTTATTTTCCACGTGAGCCATTGTTTCTACGTTTGCCTGAGAAATCAAAAAATCAGATTTCACCGCGGAGGGGTGCGCGCGTTCCCCAGGAGGTGAACACGTGAAATTATTTTCTGATCCTATAGTACCAACAATCTATAACTATGGCTGGTGGTTTGATGCAACTTGTCGCCTATGGTGCCCAAGATACTTTCCTTACCGGTAACCCGAAAGTTACTTTCTTCCAAGCCGTGTACAAGCGTCACACGAACTTCGCTATGGAAAACATTGAACAAACCGTCAACGGTACCCCGGCGAACTCCGGTCGTTTGTCCGTCACGGTTGCTCGCAACGGTGACTTGATCGCCGACATGTACGTTGAGTTGTCTGCCAAGTCTTCTTTGGTTGCGACCACGAACGGTGACTCCCAATGCTGGGTCGCCGAGCGTGCGATCAAGGATGTGGAACTTTCCATCGGTGGCCAACGTATTGACAAGACCTACCAAAAGTGGTTCCGCCTCTACTCTGAATTGTACCTCTCTGAAGCCAAGAAGGCGAACTGGGGTAAGATGACTACGGGTAAGGGCACGGTGTACTTGCCGCTCATCTTCTTCTTCAACCGCAACCCGGGTTTGGCGTTGCCGTTGATTGCCCTCCAATACCACGAAGTTCGTCTTGACTTTGATCTTACTGACGAATTCGCCACGTACTTCAACACTAGTACGTTTAAGGTGTGGGGTAACTACATCTACCTTGACACGGAAGAGCGCCGACGCTTCTCCCAAAAGGGCCACGAATACCTCATTGAACAAGTTCAACACACTGGCTCTGACACTGTCACCTCCAATGGAACTAAGCAAATCCGTTTGTCGTACAACCACCCGGTCAAGGAATTGGTCTGGTGCTTCAACAACGGCGGCTCCTCGGGCTCCAACATGTGGAACTTCTCCTCCAACGTCGGTGCCACTGACGTTATCCTCAACTGCGACGTCACCGACCTCGGTGCCAACTGCTACGTGCCGATCACCGCCGGTACCGGTGCCCCGCTCCTCACGGCTGGTCCGGACGGTGGCTCCCTCCGATGGGTTGAAGATGGTGTTGCCCCGACCGATGGTGCCGTTGGTCCGCTCTCCACCTTCAAGTTGGTCCTCAACGGTCAAGATCGTTTCAAGGAACAAGCCGGCAAGTACTTCAACCAAGTGCAACCGTACAACCACCACACCGGTACGCCGTACCCGGGTATCTACTCGTACTCCTTCGCGCTTGAGCCGGAATCCCACCAACCGACGGGTACTTGCAACTTCTCTCGCATTGACAACGCGCAAGTGTCTGTCACGATGAAGCGCGCTGACACGTCTGAAACTATGCACATGTTTGCGACGAACTACAACGTCCTCCGCATCCAATCCGGCATGGGTGGTCTCGCGTTCTCCAACTAGGCGTTTTACCATTTACTTTATGAAAAAATATAAATATTAAGATGTTTGATTAACACGTTAATATTTATTTGATTTACATGTCTTCGAGGTTGCAGCACTTGTATTTCATGTTGAGGCGCCCGTCGTCACCCTTCTCCAACTTGAGGGAGGTCATCGCCTTGTTAACGCCACAGTTGGTGGCCGCCATGTCCAGGGATTCGTTGAGATCGCGGTTTTGCGTGCCATCTCCGGCGGTCATGACGCTCTGTTCGGTGCACG